TATTATATTTAGATGAAGATACTAATAGTAACCTCATATTAGTGCCATACCCCACTATCTTATCTTTAATCCTGGATAGGGAACTACCACCCCAAGTAAATGCGTTCCACAAACTTACCCCCCATACGCCGCCATTACTACCTGTAGTTGTAGTTTCCGATTGTGCAGTTGGAAAGTATGGTTCCTCATAATCATATTCCTCTCTATGGGTAAGCTCAGTATTAGCGTCTCCTGATACCTCTACCATGATCTCCTTAAAGAACTTCCATCTAGTGGGACTATTATAATGGTAGAAGGAAGTAGCCATTCTAGTCTCTATTGCACCACCATCAAAAGAAGTACCAGTGTATAGCTTAAATACAAATCCATCGTCGGAACCGAAGTAAGTTTCACTATTCCTGTCGTCGTCTTTTCCCTCGGCTATATTGTACACTAGATGGTTTAGTTTAATCTTAGTGGCACCTTTTAATCTCTTACCCTTAAAGGAGAATACAAGACCTTCTGCACTTGCTGGGCCATTAAAGAAGAGGATGTATTGATTATCTTGACGATTAGTAGTGGCTAGTACTATTTTACCTTTATTGGCTTGATAAGTTTTCTCTACTTTCTTAGCTAAACTATTAGCTACAAAGTCTCCATATTCTTGTGCAGCTGCTAGGGTTGTTACACCACGATCATCTGCAAAATAAACTGTGCCCAACATCCTCTTAACGGTGCCAGATATAGCACCTGAAGTTGCAGAGAATGTCTTCTTTGAAAATACAAATAAGGTACTAGTAGACCCAGTATCCTCTAAGAACTCAATTGAGTCCTTCATTGTTATAAGAAATTGACCACCTGGAGTTACTGTGAATCCAGTAACATCATCCCCGATATAAATCTCACCAGCACCACTACCTGCTGCATAGTCAGTAGGGTCGCCAACAGCAGAGAAGAATATATGACCACCCGCATAAGCTAGGAATATCCGATTATTCCACTCCCCTATGTGGGTTGGGTAAACTCCAGCAGGAAGAGATGCATGGGTGATAGTTGATACAGCAGTATCATTATATGCATGGAGAGGACTTACCCCATCTACCCAAAACATAGTAGGAAGGTTAGTGTTATACAAAGAGAACCTTGCAGTTATTGACTCCACATTACCACCAGCAGTACCAGTACCAGCTGTTATCTTAGACCAGCCTGTTGCAGTTGCTTTATACATTTCTATGTTGGTAGACGTTGCATCATTTCTAAACCCATACTTATTGGTATTGTAGATATGGACACCACGTGTTCTACCACTACCGGGAATAGCTGTTATCAAAGCCCTTGCAGCCTCACGTGCTATATCGTCTATAACACTACCATCAACTGGATCTATATTTAACTGAACACCAGAAGGACTAGGTTGCCCATCAAACCTCTCATAACCTTGTAGTGATGTATAGCCATTAACACTGCCATCTCTCTCTACATAATTAACTACGTTAGAAAGTTCACCACCCTTCATCTCAAGGTTAGTAACCTCCTCGTTCAATCCACCAGTAAATATAATGGGCTGTGCTGTAGTTGGAGTTATCCTTGTAAGTCGTGGTGCATTTAACATTATACAAATGGCCTCGATTTTTGAATAGCCTTAGCTGGGTTCTGGGATCTTAATAGATTACTGTACAGCGCATTGGCCCGAACTGATGCCGTAGAATAAATATCGTTATTACCAAAGTGAGCTGCAAGGTCTGTTAGTGCCTGAAAGACAATAGCATCATGGTGCTCAGAGGGGCAAATAGGTACATCAGTGTTGGCAGTAAGTATTTGTGGTTTTCTATTGTAGTGGAGAGTATATGTATAGACCCCATTGGGCTTATCAAAGGAAAGAAAACCAGCTCCCTCTGAGTTAGGACTCGTTGTAAAGGAAATAGGATTAGTTGATATTGTATGATCCTCAAGTATCCACTTATCGTATGGGATGTAGCTCAAGGTAGTGAAGTCAGCCCTAATGAACCTATCTACTATCCAGTTACCAACAGGGTTATCTACTCCTGCACCGAATACATCAATGAGGGAGTAGTCACCTTGTCCCAATACAGTACTAAAGCTTACATTAGTTCTGTAAAATAACCATTCCTTTCGAGATGCCTGAATATTCTTCCATGCGTTTCTAACAAATTCAACAATCATTAGCTGAAACCCATTGGTAGTATCAACAGAAGTAAAGACTCCTTGTGTACCGACTAGGGTATCTACCTCTTTGCAAATAGAAAGGAAGTTCATATATTAATCCTTATTATCTTCGTAAAGTTTCTTTAAGCCGGGTAGACCGTGCTGAGGTTTATACTCTACTTCAAGTTTATCAAGTACAGCCCTAAACTCCTCTATAGTCTCTGGTTCCGTAAAACCATTAGCAGTACTAAATGACATGCTAATGTCGGTAGCCTCTAGGACAACCTCTTCTTTTACAGGAACCTTCTCAATCTTAATATCCTTGACCAACCCTACACTACGGGTCACTTCTTCAAACAAGTGGGGATATTCCATTATGAACTGCCGACCAAGTACCATCTCTGATCCATCTGCCCGTCTACGTGCTAATACAAATACATCATTCTTGTTAGCCATTATTCCCTCATAGAAAGTCGGGGGGCCAATACGACCCCCCGACTCGATTAGTCTAAGGATTATGCAGCAACCTTAGAGCCATACAGCATACCAAGTGCGGTAGGCTGGATAACCTTTCGGCCATATACCTGCAACCCACGGAAGTACTCACCGAAAGAATCAGGAATCCGCAAGCTCTCAGTCTTAGTCAACTCAGAGGCGAATGTGATTGCTTCGTTAGTACCAAAAGGCATGTAGAACGGGGTAGCACTACCGTCAGTAACAGAATACAGGTTGTTACTTTTGTAGATTTTAAACCGATCAATCATGCCGATAAGACCTGTACGGATCATACCAGTAGCATCACCAGTAATGTCAGCCCGCTTCAGATCACCCTTCTTCAACATAGCACAAGCCCATGCGGGCAGTACCATCCAACGATTATCATCAGGCTGATCTGCTTCATCTAGTACCTGATTGGCCTCTACGATAGTATCAACAATATTAGCTACCGTCAGTACCTTAGGCGTTCCAGCAACACCCATATTCACATCACCAGAGATTGCACCAGCAGTACTACCAATGTTATTAGTACCAGCCTGGGTAGCAATATAAGTAAGTACGTCAGAGTCAATAGAGATCTTCAGTCGCTCACCAGCATCCTTAGAGAACATATTCATCAAAGCAATATCACTCTCCAACTTATCCAGATCGTCGATACGGAAAGACCAACTCTTAGCCTTATCAATGGTCAACTCAGTGTTGGCAGATTCCGGGACCTCATACGTAAGAGTCCCACCAACGGTGTAGTCATTAATTGTGATTACAGGGGTAGTACGAATAATAACTTTGTCCCCCTGATTTTTGATCTCACCTTCGTCAAGCTTGTTATCCTAGTGGCTCTTTATCCACCAGTTCTTACAGTCTTTCTTCCTGTAAGTTCGGACTATATCATCACCTTCTTTTGAAGGGCTAGGCACTCGTGTCAAAATAGAATCGCTGCTTATAGCTCATACTTGGTACTATATAGGGGTGGATTAGATTATGAAACTTCTTACCCTCTTGGTGAAAACACCTAACTGAGTAAGTTCCCTTTTCCTTAAATGGTGTAAACTTAATATCCCAAGTACTTTTAAAATACTTACATATATCATCTGCAATATCTTTAGTACATCCTGTGTGGATATTTGTCCTAGCTGACCTACAAGATCCATCCGGGTTCCTGTTGTTAACTATTAAAGACCCATCATCCATGTACCATATTGCTATTGCCTCTGCTGTGAGATACCTTAATACAGAATATTTATTAGGATACATCCACCTTCTTAGTACCCCAAAATACCTATGGGCTTTCTCACACCTAACCTGACCATACCCTATACCATTAGGGAGAGTATGTACGTACTCCCGTATCACAGGGACTTTCCCACCTAATAGAGAGTGAAGTAACCTTACCTTATGCTCAAGATATTCCCTCTGCTTTATTGAGTGGCAAAGTTTTAATGCAGGTTTTCTATTAGGGTACCGCTTATCTACTCTTAGATAACCATCCCCTAGCACAAAAGCAATTAATAATGCTTTCTTCCTTTGTTCCATAACGACCTCATTGGCCTGAAGTAATATTCTATTTTGATAGTCTCTGAACCTTCCTCTAACTTCGAGGCTTGGCTGCTGATTCCCATCTCAGGGTTCCAGCAATTCACCTAGTTTATTCGAGAGGATCACTCCTCAAGTGACCAAAAGGTTTAGTCAGTATTAGATATTTCTGAAAATACTGTGCTCAGATAGAAATTACGCAGTACCTTCTTGGTCCATACTTGCTTTCATTATTTCAAATGGTTGGACTATAGCATCAATTGTTCTATTTCAACAATTGCCTTTTCACTTAGTCTCTGCGAGTCACGCTTCATAGCTTTTAACTCCTCTACAATGAACGCTCTTATCTCATTTGAGATATGCTTGCCCATTAAGTTATCAATGATGTAGATAAGAAGTTTAATCTGTTCTTTTTTAATAACAGAATAATTTACAATATGCTGTAGGAACCCCCTGCTACGTTTACCATAGATGGCCCATTCTTTAAAACCGAGCCAATTTGAATTACCTTTACGGTACTCTTTACTAAGGAAACCTTTATAAGAGTTATAACAGCACTCCAACACTTCATATCCAGGTTCTGTAAGTTTTAACCTAACTCTTGGTCGTATGTATTTTTCTTTACTAACCAAGAGGTCAAAGCATCCATCACCATCCATCATCCCTGCTATGTACTTCCAACTCAATCGCTTCATAGGAATCCTCCTGAACTGCGTATGTTGTAATATCGTGTTCTCTCTGATCAGCCCTTAGGCTTTCCAGTTATTCAGAAAAGGTTTAACGTCCCCCAATCTAAGCGAAAGGGACATACTTACTAGTTCCTGCGGAATTATAATCTGAATACCCACCTGCTCTTGTTACAGCCATTTTACTTCTCCATTATATTGTAGGAGGAACAAGAGCCTGAAATTGATTAGACGATTCTGCCCTCTGCATACGCCCGATCATACATCCTTTCAAGTTGTTCCCCCAATTTTCTTTGAGTTGCATCTGTATTATATTTACCCTTAGTTAGCTGAGTCATAAAGCGAGAATACTCTGCATAGGGGTAAGTCTTCTTTCCTCGTTCCTGAGTAGTAACAGTACTTCTATTATTACTCTTAGGCATTACCTTTTTCTCAAGGGCATCAATCGGTGCTTGACGTGCTGCTTTATACTCATTAAAGAAAGTAGCAGCCCATCGTGAGTTACCAACCTGAACAGCATCTGCAAGGTCAGCCTCCCTTGTATGGTTACTCCCCTCTGGAGTCTCCTTCATGTATGCCTTGAACCCATCCTCGACATTGATGGTAGCCCAATCAGGTACACGGGTAGCAAGGCTACCAAGAAAGATATTGTACGCTTCAGCTTTACTAGCTTCAGCCTGACCTTTCTTATTCTTAATACCTTGGTTCCTTGCCTCCTCTAACTGAGCCTTCAGTGGGTTTATAGACTTCTCAGTTGCTGCTTTGATAGCCTTCTTAAACACATTGATTGCATCATCCCCAAGAACATCAATATCTTCCTCTGTGAAAATATCGGCCATTGTATCAACATTGGCTTCAGAGGCAGCTATAGTATTCCGAAGGGCAGTATTATCTGCATAGAGTTGCTCATTCTCAGCCTGTAGTCCAGCAATCTTAGTACGACTTTGGAACTTATCCTGATCTGTTGCTGCTCTAAGATTGTTGTACCTTAACTCAAGCTTCTCAAACTCTGCCTTATAGGAGACACGTTGTACCTTTTTCTTTGGGTCAAGTTCGTTATCGGAACCATCCTCAAGGTTATCCACATCAGTGAAGCCTTCATCAACTACATCGGGATTAGTATCGAGTTCGGTATCGTCTTCTTCAACATCCTGAATAACCTCTTCATCAATGGGATCATCCAGTACCTCTTCCCCTACCTCATCTCCCTTAGGTCTAAAAGGAACCTTCTCTAACTCTTCAATCTCTGCGTTTAACCTTTCCATCATTGCGTTTGTTGCCATTGTACTTCTTCTCCTTCCGTCTGCGAGTCAATCATGAGTGGTGTGAGTCTAGTTCAGGTAGCTCGGAGGTTATAATAATAACGAATCCTTGCTACCGTCCTTAGTGGGTCACTTACTCTTTCTTGAGACAGATCTTTAGTTGAAATATATCTAAGAGTTCGTCCACCAATTGTCCGACTCCTTGATATTTACTAACATCCGTTGTATTGCTAGTCAAATAAGAGATATTATCTATCCGACATTTTACCAAACTATTCTTTAGAGCCTCCATATTACCAGAGGCAATCTTTTCTTTTTGTTCTTTAGTAAGAGATAACCACATTATATGAGTGTCTCCTTCTCTAGAGCAGCTTTAGTTCTGGCATTTGCATTAGCTTCTTTAATCCTGATTGTCTCAGTCTTATTAACCTCAGCTGATGCCCTATCCTCTCTATTACCCTGTATTTCAAGTATTTTAATACGACTCATGATATCAGCAAGCTGGCCCTTCTGTGCAAGCTCTTCTCTCTTAACGGCCTGAGTTTCCTTGTGCATAGCCATCTGACCTTCTATCTGAATCTGTGTGGCTTT